CCCCTTCTTAATATAATAGTCGGACAAAGTTGATAACATTTTTTTCTTTTGCATACTACTCATCGTTTGCTGCCCCTTCAGTAGGTACGGAAGCTTCTTCTTCCTGTGCTGGTCTACCGCCTTCGTCTGGATTTGATGCGCTTCCTGCTATGTTTGCTGGAACTCGCAACTCGTCATTACCTTCAATAGGGTCAAACCCTATCGCGTCTCTTGCTTCATTAGGTGTAATAATTCCACCATTTACTAGAGAAGCATAATATGCAGATTGATCTCTCAATTCTGGCTGTAACGCTGGAATGTTCGTTACATCTTCTTCTAGTTGAAATCCGAAAAATCTTTCATATGCAAAGTTTATCTTTCGTACTATAGGTAATATAGTCTCTAAGTAGTACAACCTCATATTAGGTCGTATATTTGCATTATTTCCTGAGTCTAAAAGTATTGGTGGCACTCCTAGAGATTTAAGTATGATTCTCTCATTCTCTGTTATGGAACTCTGAAAATCTAATTCTTTAAAGTTTACGTTTGAGATCGAATCTACTTCGAGACCACCATCCAGAATTAAAGGTCTTCGGCCGCCTGCGTCAGGTCGATACCTAGTACTCCAAGACTGAAGCATCCTCTCTTTAATCTTCTCAGATAAAGTATTAGGGCTTTTTAGTACCAAGCCAGGAACTGCCCCATTTTTGAAAAAGTTATCTTGAAACTTTCTCATACTTGTCATCAATTGCATTGTACGCAATGCAGGGCTTAGTCTAGGCACCCCTCGGTATATAGAAAAGAACGAATTCTCTTTAATATGAATAATTTCTGAAGGCTTATATACAATGTCTCTTTGAAACGTGTAACTTTCTATATAAGTGGATTCACTTGCATTAATCGTCATCTTGTCCGATGGAAGATGATATAAGTGAACGCCATCATAGTAGACAAAAATATTGCCATCTAGTATAAAATCTATAACCAAGTTTCGGCGGAATGTGTTTATGTCTTGAAACGGATTCGGCTCTTGGTTTATTAAAAGATCAACTTTCGCTCTTTTAATGTTTTTAACAATACTCCTACCTTTAATAGCAGTACCGACTTTTGTTCTGATCTCAGCCGTATCGTCAACTATCATATTGACGCCACGATTTACTATCTCTAATTCTTCGTAAGCTCTCTTGTATTGAGTAATAGGCTCACGGCTACTAGTAGTTTTATTTTCATAAAACTCCTGAGCGGGATTCAATTTCTCTTCTACATCCCTTCCTAATAATCTATCATACCAAGCCATGTTTAGTTCTCTGTATTTCTACCCAGTTCTTCTGCTTCTTAGCGGTTGCCAGTGAAGGGTCTTTGCCGTATATAGAATGAAGCTTTAAATGGTGCGCATGGCATAGCGTAGTTGTATGTTCGTAGAGTTCTGCCGAGTGCTCTTGTATAAACTCATCCCTGAAGTCTAAAACATCTTCAGGCTTCTTTTTATGTGTTTTAACCCATTTATATAGTAAAGGACTCAGACTGTAAAAATGGTGAAAGTCTAAATTAGCCATTTCACCACAAATGTAACATTCAGTGCCTTTTTTATACTTTGATTTCGCTCTATCTCTGATATATTTTACCAGATCTCTTTTTAGCTCTATCATTACTTTATTACCAAATTATATCGAAGTTGAGGATTTAAGTCAAATACTTTTTTTGCCATGTGACTTCAGAACCCGCTAGATACAGTTTCGAAAGAATATATCCCATATCTCAAGGCATCTGCCATATGCGAAGCAAAATTATGTTTAGGCTTCTCTCGTACCAAATTAGGATTTGGATCCCACTGATACTGGTCTAGGCATCTCAAGGTATGTTCACATCTCTGGTCCACAATTAAATTACTGTTATCAATAATGGAAGCGATATGTCCAATTCCATCGGTCAAAGATTTTTTTGCGTTTATAGTTGATATGTCAAAATTTTGCGCGAAGTCGAAGCGAGTCTGTTGCGCCGCAGAGTCTATATAAATGTAGTCTATATCCCACTTTTGTATTAGCTTCTGTATCTCAGCAGCGTGCTTGTCAGTAGTGCGCTCGGCATCCAGGTATTCGTCAAAAACATAGAATTTTTCAGAATCCCAATCATAGCCTAATACGCAAAATGCAGTTGGGTCTCTATAGCCTACGTCCATCCCGGCTATCATATCCATCTTAGATGTATCCATGCTTCTTAAGTCTGCGGTACTAGTCTCTGCATTGAATTTCCAAATCTGACCTTCGTAAGTATTAAAGTCAGCTTCGTACTCTTGTCTAAATTCTGCATCGCTCATTGTATTTCTAGCTTCATCAATGTCTGATTGACTCATACGAGGATTATCATGGTATGTAGCTTTAATAGATGCCCATTCTGGAAATTGATCGTTATAGCCGCGATCATAGAATTCTGCGAACCAATTACTCTTACCACGAGGAGTAGACACGAAAATTGCTTTAGAGTTAGACTTATCTAGTGTAGGACGTAGTGCTACGTTGAAAGCATCGCGTCCGTCTCCAGATAGCGCCGCTTCGTCAAATATGATTAAGTCATAAGATCGACCAACCGTTGAGTCCACCTGGTTTATAGATCCCATACGAACTGTCGAGCCATTACTTAACTCAATAATTTTATCTTTCGCATTATCTCGCTTAACTTCCAAATCAAAGTGCTTGATAAGGTTTCTCTGCAAGTCAAAGGAGATTTGGGATAGTGCATAGTTGGGGGAGATGATAAGGATGTTAGAGTTCGGAACTAGTGATACTAGCTGACCGATTATGTTGGCTATGTATGTCTTTCCCTGGCGTCGAGATAGAGCAGCACATATAAACCTATACTTAGGATTATTTATCGCATTAATGATGGCGATCTGAGACGCTAGAGGCTCTATACCTAACATCTCCAGATAAGGAGACACAGGTAGTTTAAGAAACCGAGTTTCAGGATTTAAGTCTAATATTTCATCGGAGGTTATATCTTTCCGACTAACTTGTATCGCCATTTATTAATAACACCTAACGTTGTATTTAAATTGATCTGCAGTTCGTATAGAACGATAAGGAGCCCCTATACACGTAGGTACAGGCTCATTAATACTAATTTCGACTTCTGGTAGCGCCGCGCAGCTAACTAATAGTAATGCTACTTGGGCGATCCAGAGTTTGAGTATAAACCGAACCATGCTGCCCCCGCTCCGACTATAACTGATATTAATCCAGCCTGCTCCATAGTAGGAGCGTCTAAAGCCATAAACCATGTTGCACTCATATAGAGTAGGTAAATATAAGTAGAGATGAAAACCCTAGGGAAGATTCTCCAGCTATCGATAGCAGAAGCAAGTGCTTTGACACCAGCATACTTAGCCGGGGCCTCTGCGGGTGCAGGACCTGCTGCCGCAGCGTCCTCCAACTCATCTATCTTCCGTAGCATTTCTTGATACTTGTCTAAGTCTACTTGTACTTCATTTCTTGTTGTATCGTTCATCTTTTTACCACTTTACCTTATTAGCCCAGTACGCTGCCGACATTTTGCCTCTAGCGATGTTCTTAGCGTGTCGAGCTTTAAATGAAGCCCTTCTCGCTTTCTGAGCTGCTGATTTAGGATTCTTTCCAGCTCCTGTTACACCTTGTTGTCCAAATCGTATAGTCTTGACTTTGGTTCCTACTTTTGCCACAACGACATGAGACTTGGTACGGTGCTTAGGAGTACGCTTAGGTTTATTGTAACCTGAGACACCTACTCTCTTTAATCTAGAAGACTTCTTGGTCTTAGCCTTAGCTCTTCTTTTTATAGGCACTTCTTGCCTCGCTTCTTAGGCTTCTTCTTAGGTCGCCCACGTCTTGAACCATATGTACCTCTGCCTTTTGGCATATGTTATCTCCCACGTCTCCTGTGCTTTCTGAAAGCTAGAAATCCAAAACAGACTAGGGTAAACCATGCGCAGTAGTTAATAAACTTAAAACCGTTTACTTGTATAGCCGCTTCCCTAAATAGTCTGTCACATTCTTTTTGACTCATCTTAATACCTTTAGTAATTCCATCGGTTTTAAGTAAGCATTCGTTTGCGTAAGCGTAATCATGTATAAGGCCTGGTATTAGTAGTAAGCCGATAGGATTTAGTAAAAACCAGAAGGCTCGGGGTATAGAGGCTCCGTCAAACTTAAATCCTGCTGGAATAACGTATCCAGCTCCATTTACCATAAAGTGCCAGTCTCGGGCTACTATCCATTTTCTACTATTAGTAAGCCAGACCCATATTGCTGTAAAGAACCCTCGTCCTTTAGTACGAATAGGTACTGGTTGGATTGTAGGCATTTTGTCGTAAGTTAGTCTCATTCCTCGTAGTATTCCTCGTCATCATCTTCATCAAAGTCATCAGGCTCGATGACAGTCTTACCCGAAATATAAGCTAGAGCACTAGCCTCGTTGTCAAACATTCGCACATCGTGGCCTGGTCTAGTAACATACCATATTCCACGTTTAGAGTGTATTATTGCGTCTTTCATTTATCTTACCTCGCTATAGAACTTATGGGAACCAATTATTTTGAAATCGGTTGTGGCCCATTTTGGAGAAACGTTTACAGTATGATACCATAGTGCTCCTCCCGTAATGTCAGTTAGTCCAATGCCAGAAACCCAAGTAGCTATTGCTACAGCGGTATCCCATGACTCACCAACTATCGGAGTGTCCGAACGACCATCACAGTACCAACTAAACTGGCATCGGTGTCGTATCGGAAAATTATTACTAAATACTTCTCCCTGAGTTATTACATCACAAGCATCAGAGGGAAAGCGTTTATCAATGCTTCTATTCAGTACAACGTGAGCTACGGCTACTTTACCTATTAATGGCTCATTACGTGCTTCGAAATATACATTCAACGCGATACAAAATATAGCAGTTGAAATCACATTAATAGTGTAAAAACTATGCCAGCTAGGAATATAATAGTAGTAGCGCCACCAGCTCTAATGATATTTTCAATTCTATCAAGCTGACGTTCTAAATCTACTAGTCTAGAGAAATTAGTCTTCCATCGCTCCTCACATTGTACTTCGTGACTTGCTTGTTGGATTTCCAAAACTCGTATCCTTTCATCGGAGTCATCCATTGTCATTTAGTAACTTCTCCATTAACTTTCCGTAGTTTCCCTGTCCGAAAGGTACTCCTTCGTTTATCTGTACATTAGTTTGGGATTTGATATTAGTTTGATTTATTTTCTCTAAATCACCCTGAGCTTTTATCTCGTCCATCCTCATTTTGTGTGCTTGCTGCAAAAGGTCGGCCAAATCCTTGGTAGAGTACATTCCAGTTTCTTGCGCTTCTTCCAATTTTGATTGAATCATCTCGTCCATTACAGTTGCAATGTTTTGACGGTTGCGATAGCCCATATCCAGGTATACAGTGTCAATGTATCTTTTAACCTCTCGTTTGTTTAAGGTTTCGACTACTTTATGTTCTGCTACTTGTAGACACTCACACACAGCTTTGATGTTTCCAAACTGTAGGTAGGAGTTGGCTACGTCTAGCCCTTCCGGAGAGATTATTGTTAATTCTTTAGACATTATAGAAGTATAGCGCGTCAGTGATGTTAAGTCAAGAATTAATTTTGGCAACGTGATCGTATATAACACCGTTTAAGGCGTTTCGATGTTTTTGATGTTACACGTGCGGTGGTGCGCACGCGCGCGCGATGAGAATGAGTCTCATTACCGCCCCCTCCTAGATGCGATGAAGCGAGTGATTAATGCGATGAAGCGAGTCGATACCGCTTGACTTTTTTCGAGAATGTCTGTACAATGTACTTAATAACTAAAGGAAATACAGATGTCAAAAATTACACGAATGAAAAACTCTAACGCAAAATACTATACAAAAGAGGGTAGGCGCGTTAATTATTATCAAAGAAAGGTAGCTGCTAGAATGGCTACAATTGTGGAAGGTTATGCTACCGCTGAATGGGTCACTCCAAGCGAATTCATACCTAAGCCAAATTATTCAGCTATGATCATAGCTAGAATGTTAAATGAAATACCAAGGACTTCTTAAATGATGATCTTTCTATTTGTTATATCAACCATGTTAATACTAA